GCAACTCAGTTAAGAGAAACACTCACTTGGGATACACTCTATCATATGATAGATGGTGCCATATTAGATTACATGGGTTTAAGATCTGCTGTTACAGAACATAAAACTCATTATGGTGAGAGAACTATTGAAACCATTGAGATAACAATGGAGAAGGAAAAGAAAGAAAGAGAAAAAGAGTTTAAGAAAAATTTTGAGATGGTTGATTTAGTTTCATCGTCATGGACAATACAAGTACCACGGAGAAAGAATTAAATGACAAAGCACGGTAACTTAGAACCAGAAGAGAATGTCTGGAGTTTGGAAGAACTTAAGAGATCTATTATTGAGAGTGCTGAAGAGCATGATCGTCTCCTCAAAAAAGAGACTTTAGAAAATGATAACAACACTAAATAAAATTTTTAATAGGAAGAAATGAATTTTACAGTTTACTCTCGTGAAGGATGCCCTTATTGTGATAAGGTTAAAGAGGTTTTAGAAATTGCAAAATTAAATCATGTTGTTTATAAACTTGGTGAACATTTTGATAGAAAATCATTTTATGGTCAATTTGGTCAGGGATCTACATTCCCTCAAGTTGTACTAGATCAAACTAATATTGGTGGTTGTACAGAAACTGTTCAGTATCTAAGGGAGAAAAAATTAGTATAATGAAAGACGATTTTGACAACGTATATGATATGATAGAACATGCTATTGAGTATGCTTTCGAGGGGAAGATGCAGCTCAAGTTTTATGAGTTCTTAAAATATCGTAAGACAACTAAAGCAGAAATTGATTCTTTTCTTCATAGTTCGACTGCAAAAGAACTTACTGATGAAGTTCTGGAATTGCAGGAGTATATTAAAGGAGGAAAAGACAACTTACATCAGCAATTGAGAGAAGCATACGGACATATCCCTAAACCACAAGCAAGAAAGATAAAAAACTATCTTGCTTCTATCATAGAAGATGCAGTAAGGTACTCTAATGACAGGAAACCTGGAAGAAAAAAAAGAACCTCTAAATAATCAAGAACCCCAAATTAATAAGGGATTCGAATTATTATTACGCAATAGGAGGAAGCAAAGACCCAAAACTTTTCAAGTAAAACTTGGAAAATTGATTGCTATCTGGAATACCGAGATTGTTTTTCATTTCCATTTTTATTTGGACATCCGAAAAAAATAAGTAATCTCTGGGAGGAGTGCCATGTCAGAAACACTTGTAGTAACGTTGACACTAATGACACTAGTGTCTATCCTTGCAATATTGGTAGGAGGTATGATAGGATGGATGGCAAGACAACATTCATATGAAACTACTCCACCAGTTGTATACACGCATCCAGAGATGTTTGACGCAAATGGGAATGTTCTCCCTGATGAAATTTTAGCCCTAAGAATTGAAAACAATTATGACAACAACGAAGACAGCGACGAGGAAGACTAATAAAGTAGTAGAAATTCCTCAGTTACCTGTAAATCCATTCGTCTTTGAGATATTGGATGCAGCATCTAGTCAAAAATCTAAAGCAAAGAAAGTAGAAGCTCTTAGAAGGTATGAGCATCCATCTGTTAAGATGATTTTTATATGGAATTTTGATAGTTCGGTGATTAGTTTACTACCACCAGGAGAAGTTCCATACGGTGAAACTAATGCCCAAACTACATTTGCTGGTACCTTATCAGATAACCTCATTAAAGAGGCACAGGGAGGTGAATCAGCAACTGGACAGGACTTGGATGGTAGAGGAAAAACATCTTTAAGAAGAGAGTACCAGAATCTCTACCATTATGTTAAGGGTGGTAATGATAAACTCACTACAACTCGTAGAGAGATGATGTTTATTAATTTACTTGAGGGTCTTCATCCTAGAGAATCGGAAATATTAATACTTACTAAGGATAAAAAGTTAACAGACAAATATAAAATATCTTTAGATGTTGTTAAAGAAGCATATCCAAAGATGACATGGGGTGGTAGGTCATGACTGCACCCGTGGGAAAAGCACCCTCCAAAACAGAAAAAGCAGTGGCTGAACCACCTAAGAAACCAGAACCTAAATTTGATCCATCAGTTTATTCTTGTGAGATTATTCAGGAGAAGACGACTCATGAGAAGGCAGATGATAGAAAACTTCCTAGTGATGCATTTAATGTAACCTATGTTGTAGAAGGTGAGACACGTTTAGATATTACTCGTTCTGCTAAAATGGCAAACGTATTTGATATGTATTATGATAGGTATGGTAAAGATTGTGTTCAGAAGATTGATTATGGTCGTGGTACGGTAAATCCTCATCAATGGGGATATAAAGCACCAGAAAAAAAGAGAAAGAGGAAGGGATAATGAGTGGTGGATTCGATGTAAAAGTAGAGTTACCTCAAGATGATATTGACAAGTTGATTAAAGAGTATAAAAAGGTAAAGAAAGTGCAGAAGTCTAATATGCATGAGATAGCAAAACTATCTGGCAAGAAGACATCTGTAGATAAATTAATCGAAAAATATGGAGATGATTTAGGATGAGATTAGGCGTAATGTGTTCTGGGAATGGTACAAATTTTGAGAACATTGTGCGTACTTGTAATAAGGATGAAGTTGTGTTAATGATCCATAACAAAAAGGATTGTGGAGCATTAAAGAGAGCAGCAAAATATGGCATTCCTCATTGTTATGTTTCTCATAAGAATGAAGAGGAGATGTCCAAACTCTTTAAGGCATATCGTGTAGATCTTATAGTTCTTGCAGGATATATGAGAGTGATTAAAAATCCTGATGTTTTTCCTGCTCCTATCATTAATGTGCATCCTTCATTACTTCCTAAGTACAAAGGATTACATGCAGTAGAACAAGCAATGGATGCAGGTGAAGAATTTACTGGATGTACTGTTCATTATGTGAATGAAGAATTAGATGGAGGAGAAATTATTCTTCAGAAAGAGGTTCCTATTCTTCCTCATGATGATGTTAAATCATTAACAAAAGCCATTCAAAGAATGGAATACGCTATTTTACCAGCAGCAATTGAACATGTTTTTAATGAATTACAGACTATTTCTATGGACTATGTTAAGTACTAATTATCGTTTACAACTGACAGATATTTGTTGTAGAATGATCTCAACAGATGGTGAAGTTAGTTTAGAAGAAAGGATATGGATGCATAAATTGTGTGAGAAAAATGCTTCTGCCAAAGAAATAGCAGAGGCTATGCTTTGTCCAGATAAAATAGACGTGGACGATTTATAAACTGTACCCCATTTTACAAAATTACTTGACTATATAGTATGCATGTGTTAATATTAACACAATCGTTCACTCTGATACATTTCAGAGCGCAAGTAAGCCGACTCGGAACGGATTCGTTCATCTTCTTCGGAAGACGCACAAGTTGACTGAAGGAACGGGGCTTAAATCCCTACTACTTTGGAGAAACCCAATGGCACAAGTCACTTATCGTGGTGTCACATACGACACCGAGAATCGTCCTAACAGGACAGTAAGACCAGCAGAGCACGTAGAAGTTTACCGTGGTGTAAAGTTCCTCGTTGACACTGAAGGACACAAGCGTGTTCTTACTGCTGTTTGAATATCTTACTTGACATATACGTTAAAGAGGAGGGGCTATTGACCCTCCTCTTTTTTTGTACTATAATATTGGGAAAGAGAATATTATGGACAAAGGAAAATTAAAAGTCTTAGTCATGGCTCTCAAAGAAATTGTGGAGGAATTAGAATCTGAGATTTATTCTGATGTAGATTCTTATAAAAATTCTAAAGCATTTTCTGCTCCCGATACTACCTATGATGAAATGTATGACGACGATGACGGTTATGCGGATTAACTATGGATAAGATTGATACCCAAGGACTAAGTGGTCCTGCAACCAAGGGATGTACTGATAATGTATATCCTCATGATGAAAATGGGAATGCAATTCTTCCTCGTGCGATGATTACACCAAGAAGATGTCACACTCCTGAAATGGTTAAGGAATTAAAGATACTTATCAATGAAGTATTAGATGAGAGAGAATATAAGAAAAGATTAGCAGGTGCTTATGATGATGTGAAACCATTGCCACCATCATACTTTGATACTGAGCATTTTAAGCATCTTATTGATGAACCTGAACCACCATATGAGGATTGGAGCCAATGAGTGAAGAAGTAAAGTTTATTAGTGTTACTCCTGATGCGGAGAAAACAATGGCATATGTTGCTAGAGTTTCTAATCCAAAGAATCAGGACAATGATAAGTTTGCTGGTCTTCTTAAGTATTGTATTCAGCACGGTCACTGGAGTGTTTTTGAGCAAGCACACATGACGGTAGAAATTAATACTACTAGAGGATTAGCAGCACAGATATTAAGACATAGATCATTTACATATCAAGAGTTCTCTCAAAGGTATGCTGACAGTAGTTTGTTAGGAGATAGTATTCCTCTTCCTGAATTACGTCGTCAAGATCTAAAGAATCGTCAAAATTCTACTGATGATTTAGATGCTCTTGTGATACAGGATTTTAATAGTAAGATGCAAAGGCATTTTGTAGATGGAATGAAATTATATAAGGAGATGCTAGATGCAGGGGTTGCGAAGGAGTGTGCAAGGTTTGTGCTACCTCTTGCTACTCCTACTCGACTTTATATGACTGGTAGTGTAAGATCTTGGGTACATTACATAGAATTACGTTCTGCACATGGAACACAAAAAGAACATATGAATCTTGTAGCAAATGTTAGGTCTATTTTTACCGAACAATTTCCTACGGTTGCCGAAGCACTTAATTGGCAATAATTCATATAAATACAACTACTACTGAACTTTTTTTAGCAAATGCCCACATATCCAGTAATAAATCAGGTGACAGGCGAAACAAAAACGCTTAACCTTACAATGAAAAACTATGAACAATGGAGAAAGGACAATCCTGATTGGGACAAAGATTGGTCTCAAGGATGTGCTGGTGTCGGAGAAGTAGGTGACTGGCAGAACAAACTTATAAAAGAAAAACCTGGTTGGAACGAAGTTTTAGATAGAGCTTCTAGAATGCCTGGTGCTGCCGTAACTAAGATTTGACATGCCAAGAAAGAAAAAAACAGAACAACCTATTGGTGTAGGTTTAACCGCCAAGCAGATGAAAAGAAAGAAACCAATTAATACCGATATGATGAGGGACATAGAACCCCTCACAGATAACCAGCAAGTTTTATTTAATGCTTATGCAGAGAATAAAAATCTTGTAGCATATGGTTGTGCAGGTACTGGTAAAACCTTTATCACTTTTTATAATGCACTGAGAGATGTATTAGATCCCAATACACCATATGAAAGGATCTATATTGTAAGGTCTCTTGTTGCTACTAGGGAGATTGGATTCCTTCCTGGTGATCATGAAGATAAGTCCTATCTTTATCAGATTCCTTATAAGGCAATGGTAAAGTATATGTTTGAGTTACGAACAGAAGCAGATTTTGAGATGCTTTATGGCAATCTTAGGACACAGGGTTCAATTGAGTTTTTAAGTACTTCATTTATTCGTGGTACTACTTTTGATAAAGCAATTATTATTGTAGATGAATTTCAAAACTTGAATTATCATGAACTTGATAGTATAATGACAAGAGTGGGTGCAGATTCTAAGATTATGTTCTGTGGTGATGCTAGTCAGACAGATTTGACTAAGGATTATGAGAAGAATGGAATTGTTGATTTCATGACTATTCTTCGCTTAATGTCATCAGTAGACATAATTGAATTTGGAGTAGAAGATATTGTTCGCTCTGGATTAGTCAAAGAATACATCCTCGCCAAATTGGAAGCTAGTTTATGACCTTTGATCATTGTAATTTTTTAGGTGATATTGAATTAGAAAAAAAGGAAACACCTGGTTGTAGATTATATCATCTTCCTGATGGGAGTTGGGTTCCTTCTATTACTTCAGTTACTTCCTTTTATAATAGACAAATCTTTATCAACTGGCGAAAGCGAGTTGGTATAGAAGAAGCTAATCGTATCACTAAGAAAGCAACCACTCGTGGAACAGATTTCCATGAAGCAGTAGAAGTGTATATGAGGAACAATGAAATAGATTGGGATCAGTTTAGACCTGCTACCAAGTTCATGTTCCATCATGCTAAACCATATTTGGACAAGATAAATAACGTACATGCTATAGAAAGAACTCTTTACTCTGAGTACCTTGGTCTTGCGGGTAGAGTTGATTGTATAGCAGAATACGAAGGCGAATTGGCAGTAATAGACTTTAAAACGTCTGAGAAGATTAAACCTGAGAAGTGGTTGGAAAACTACTTTGTTCAGGAAACTTTTTATGCTGCTGCGTACTATGAATTGACTGAAATTCCTGTTAAGAAATTAATCACTATTATGGTAACTCCTGGTGGTGAAGTAAAGGTATTTGACAAAAGGAATAAAGGGGATTATATTAAATTATTAGTACGGTATATAAAAGAATTTGTATCTAACAATACTAGGTCAGAGAATGGAGAATGAATTAGAAAAAGTACTTGCTAGTAAGTTTTTTTCTTCTGCTGGATTTGCACAAGAAATAGAGAAACTGGTACAGGTAAATAAAGACATGAATTATATTGATGCTATCGTTCACTTCTGTGACAAGAATAGTATTGATGTTGAGTCCGTACCTAAACTTATTCCTAAACCGTTAAAGGAAAAGATTAAGTATGAAGCACAAGAACTTAACTTCTTAAAGAAGAGTTCTCGTGCAAAACTTCCCCTCTGAGGGAAATTCAACTTTTTTTTCAAAAAAAGTCGGAAAAAATGTCCAGGTAAAAAATGACCCTATTACTCTTTGGCACGGAAATTAATGGATGAAGATCATTCTCACATTAACGATTTATATCAAGATATGGATCGTCTCAATGCTTTATACGAGGAACTAATGTGGCCTCATGATGTAGAACTTGAGTTTATAGCAGATTATGAAAAAAATCGTATTGTAATTCAAATAAAAGATACCGAATTAAAACGTCCCTCCTTATAATGATGCCCTTTGATGCTTATCGTTGTTATCTATCATTAAAAAATCACTTTACTAAAGACCATTATGATTATATAAAGTATCGTGGTAAGACAAGAGCAACCAAACAAGCCTTTTATAAGAGAAAGGATAGGTTTTGGTTTGAGAAATTTGCAAGACAGAAATCAGATAAAGAAGTAGAAGAATTTTTTGTATCAAACTTCATATACTCTACCGATCCTGGAACGATGTGGATTGGTGAAATGATGAAGGATGGTGAGGTAAGATATACTGATTGGAAGAAGAAAGTACAGTCACTTTCTTATATTTTTAGAGAAGAGATAGAAAGTTTATTTGATGATAAAGAGGTTGATGAGGTGTTTGATTGTTCTAAGGGACATCCACCTATTTTAAAGAAATACTTGGGTGGTGACATAACACTTGAAACTATGGTAATATGTGATATAATATTTGGGTACGCAAAAAACTTCGATAAGAAGTTAAAAGACCCAGTGTGGGAAACCGTCAGTCGGAAGATTAGAAAATATTCTCCCTTCCTAAATATTGACGTATTCCGTTACAAAAAAATTCTAAAGGAGGTTGTAATCCATGGCTCTTGAAAATGCTGAAGTTCTGAAAAATTTAACAGAACAACGTGAAACACTTGAAAAGCAATTATCGGAAGGTAATGCTCAAATTGAACAATTAAAGCAAACTTATCTTAAGGTTGTTGGTGCAATTGATGTTTTATCTCAAATTGAGGAAACTAACAATCCAACACCAGAAGGTGAAATTTCTGCACCAGATACTGTTGTTTCTGAAGATGTGCCAGAATGAGTTTTTTCCAATCTGACGTAGTTAGAGCAGAGATGGCTGAAATCAGTGAACTCCAAGAGGAGGTTTATAGTAATGTATTTAAGTTTCCATCAATGTCTACCGAAGACAAGAAATATCATGTAGATATTTTGGAAAGACTCCTTGAGAAGCAGAGGGTCATGTATACTCGTTTGAGTTTATCTGATGATCCTGATGCTCAACAAATGAAAGAGCAGATTACTCAGTCTGCTGCCATGATGGGAATTCCTAAAGGTTCTGATATAAATCATGTCTTTAATGATATGTCTAAAGCAGTATCTTTAATGAAAGATCAGATTGACAAAAGTTAATTTGATTGTTAAAATAACTGAGTACACACAAGCCAAATCTCAAAAAATCCGAGGTAATCTAATGTCATTTAAAGACTTAAAAAAACAATCCTCTCTAGGATCTTTAACACAAAAATTAGTTAAAGAAGTGGAGAAGATGAACAATACTGGTGGAGGTGCAGATGAGCGTCTCTGGAAACCAGAAGTGGATAAAACTGGTAATGGTTATGCTGTTATTAGATTCTTACCATCTCCTGAAGGTGAGGATATTCCGTGGGCAAAGATGTATTCCCATGCATTCCAAGGTCCTGGTGGTTGGTATATAGAAAACTCTTTGACTACTACTGGTGGTAAAGATCCTGTTTCTGATTATAACCGTACTCTTTGGAATAGTGGTAACGAGGCAGATAAAGATACTGTCCGTAAGCAAAAGCGTAAGTTATCATACTACGCAAACATATATGTTGTTAAAGATCCTACCAATCCTCAAAATGAGGGTGGAGTTTTTCTCTATAAGTTTGGTAAGAAAATCTTTGATAAGGTAATGGAAGCAATGCAACCAGAATTTGAGGATGAGGAAGCAATTAACCCCTTTGATTTCTGGCAAGGTGCTAATTTCAAGTTGAAGATTAAGAAAGTTGCTGGATTCTGGAATTATGATAGTTCTGAATTTGATGCAGTATCACCTCTTCTTGAGGATGATGATGCACTAGAAGCACTTTGGAAAAAGGAGTATTCTTTAAATGCACTTACTGCTGCTGATCAGTTCAAATCTTATGATGAACTTGAGAAGCGTCTTAAGTATGTTCTAGGTCAAGGTCGTCCTCCTGCACGTCGTGTAGATGAGGAAGTATCTGATGAAGATAATAGTCGTGGTTCTTATACACCAGACTTTGCTTCACGTAAACCAGAACCAGTTGCTGCTGTAGCATCTGCTAGTTCAGATGAAGATGATGCTCTAAGTTATTTTCAGAAATTAGCTGAAGAATAATTATTGATATAATTTAATATTATTTGCTCTTTTTAAGGTGGGACTGATATAATCACTCCCGCCTTTTTTATATTTCATTTCTCTTTCTAAATCTTCTTCAACTAAAGAAACATATCCTGGTTTTAGAAGGAAAATATTTCTTTTTTCATTTTCAATATTTATTTCATAATCATAGTTATTTACTGCTGTAGCTATATTTTTTTCTTCTATTAAACTAGATCTATGTTGCCCCAATGCAGAATCAAAATAGGTAACCTTATAATTTTCTGATACTTGAAGACCTTCTGGAACTATTATTACACCTTTACTATTTTTTATTTCTTTAGTTTCATAGTGATGAATTCCATTATATAGTGTATTATAATCTCCATATTTATCTAAAAGATATTCGTCCAAGTCCATTTGTGTTAGTGGCCATTCAGATTGAACATTAATAATATTATTACATTTCAATACTAACCAGTCTAAATTAGAATCTCCATAGAATTCAAAAGCAACATTATCTGGTCTGTCATTACCGATAATTTGAAATTTTTCAAAAACGGTAAGATCTTGGAGAATATCTTCTCTTATTGAAACACCTGTAAATATATTTTTTACTTTAATATAATCACCAATTGAAGAATCTGGTAATCTATTAACGTATTCTATGTCAGGAACTTTGCTAAAATAATCAGACATTTTAGTAACCTACTCCTTTTTCGTTAAGATAATCTCCCTCAAATACTGGGGAAATTTCTTGAAAACTCATTCCTAGTTCGTATGATACCATTGAACCACTACCAGTATCATCAGGTTCATAAGTTGCATATGAACCATCTGGTGCGTAATTGACAGTAAAATTAGTCATTGCACATTCTTTAAATTTATTTAGGTATCGTTGTTGTTTTTTATCACCGTTTAAATATTGAATCTTCCAAGTATCTGGTGCTTGTAGAAATAAATTACCAGTTGTTTGTTTTGGTGCCATGCCTGATTTAAAGCATCTAATAATTCTAGCTATTAATTTTGCTTCATTGCTTGTTCTAGGAGATAATTTAAATGTAAAACTAAATGATCTTAAAGATGGAGAATCAAATAATAATTCCATATTAGGATTCATTACTTGACCACCTCTTTTTAATATTTGATCATTAGTTCCTGTTAAAGCACCACCAATTTTTGCTTTAAGTGCTTCTTTAACTT